GTAAACCCTGATCCGGTTAGCTTCCATGTATAACACTCGTTGCCAGCAGCCTGATCGTTTATCGTAAGAGTATCTGATCCAGATAGGGACATATCTGCATCTGTGTAATTAATTGTCTCGCCACTACACGGACAACATTCGTCCTCATCACATTCCTCAACAATCATTACATGAGAACCATAAACTCTTTCCCCTTCTTCTAACAGACTTCCCTTGCCCCAATCCTGCATAACCTGTATTTCAGCAGTTCCATGAAAATCTTCTGGTGCAGTTATGCAAGCATAGTTTCTTCCACTAACTGTTATTCTTCCACGAATCACATTAATTGCTATTACTTGCCAGGTACACCCAAGATCAAAACATTTCGTTTCACCTGGACAATAGCACGGGTCCCCACTGCATAAAAAATTGGCGTTCCAGACACCTTCAGGAGCCCCATCCAAAGCTGGTGGATATTCCCCACCACCCCAATCAGGCCAATCGATACCAAACCCAGGTGGAGCATCGAAACGGTATTCCATCGCCTGATAATTCGGAGACTTGTACGGCTTTTTAAACTCGGATTGCTTTCTCCAACTATAATCAGGGTCTTCACGGGCTGGCCTTTTCTTCATGGCCTCACGAAACGGGAGATCTAAAGCATACAACCGCCTTGAACCACGTTGGTCAACGAACTTATCCGGTATGCTTGTTTTTCCCATATCGAGTGTTATCCATGTCTTTGAAATAATCCGATGCCATTTTAGGCGCCTTGCCAAGTATCTCCTCGGGAGGCACAAGTTCAGGATCGCCCCTTTCCTTGTTCAAATCCTTTTCTTCAAAGAACTGTTCAGTTACTTTTCTTATGTTCTTTCTGTTTTCTAAGACAGACTCGTCTTTTATGATTGTCCTGGTCATCTTTCACCTACCAAATACATTCTAAGTGCAAGGTCGTATAAGGTTAATTCCTCGGACGCAGCGTCACTCTGGAACTTCAAGGTTAATAACTGATCGGTTAAGTTAAGGTTTATCCGGTGTCTTCTTATGATCTGACTTGCTGTTTCGACTACTGTTGTGTATGCCGTTTTCGTAAGCCCTGCCAATGCGTTTTTCGTAATGGTAATGTCAAGGTTTCCTGTTTGGGCCTTCATCCTTATTAATAGCTCTCTTAAAAGGACGTATTCGCCCATCCCGTTAATTTCCATCTCGAGATAAGAATCGATTGCGGTTGAAACATCGTTTTTGCCATAATTCAAGAGGTATACGAATCCGTCATCGATACCACCACCGACCTGAATAACCGGTGGATCTGCAGAGTCAGGCTTTGCAGCTTCAGCCTCACATTCGCACATGCACGATAATTCCTGTGCCAAAACGTCAAAATACCAGACATTATCAATAAGGTCGAACACCGGGAAGATATTGGGTAGGGTTGCGGAAACTCCGCTTACAATCCCCATTCTCAAAACCTGGCTGGACGAATCATAAGCTAACCACATCTCATTCTCGTAACCTCTCCGGATACATTCAGATTCGTTCGGGTCAAAATAGTTCTGAATCGGTTGTGATATAATCGCAACATTATTTCCGTCTGTTACGCATACGCCATATTTTGACAACCAGAATGCCAGTGCTTTTTCTGATGAGCCCTCATTAGATCCGATTTGAGTATTGACTCCATCAACCACCGTCACACATTTGGCATTCATGGCCCCTATTTTTGTCGATAACAGTAATTTCCCGAACGTTTGAGGGGAATAACCCTCATAAAGAGTTACGCAGCCACCCTCAACGCCTCGTTCCTGTTGCCACACCATAAGCTCATTCTGGAAACTTCTCATTGCGACTACACGGTTTGAACGTCCATCCCCCGGCCTTAATATCCCGTAATCATGCCCATTCATTACAAGAGGCCGGCTTTCAGCAGATATATAAAGGTACTCACCAAAAGATTCAAACGAGTATGCAACCCTGTTTTTCCAGACACCGTTACAACGACCCACGGCCCCGAAATCCAAGATGTCAAAGTATGGCATACATTGAATGCCTATGATAACATCATCTGAAATTGTGGCTGCTACCTCGAAAAAATACCAATATGCTCTATAAGGAAGGTCATTAAATTGAGTGGGTTGAACAAGAGACATCCTGTCAAACGTAACCCACCCGGATTTAGAAAGCCCGGCTGTTCCGTCAACCAAGTTTGTAACTTCGGCAAAGGCAATACCATTCCAGTAATATACTTTATCAACAGTGGTTGCAGTTCCGGTATTAGGCGTTTCCCCTACATCGACATAGAACCCCTCGACAGGATCTACCGACCCGAAATACACTTTATCATCGACTGTCATGCTGTCTATTTCCGCAGAGGTAGACCCGAAAGTGTAATAAACAGGATCGGCGGCATCATGGTCATAATACTGTATTTCAACCGCACTTACCCTTACACCGTCCCAAGCATTTACAATGTCTTGCCAATCACAATCAAAAGTAACACCAGAAATTTCTACTTCTGCGTCTAAGGCAGCAGATACCTCACATCGATACCAATATCCATTCTGACCAAAAAGATAGGTCGGTAAACAGTCTGTTTGAGCGTCAAAACTTATTTTTCCTGTCTGGTACAGGGTTTCGTTTGTATCAACCGTGGCATCAGACAGGTTTGATACCGCAGTCCAGGTCATATCGCTTTTCCAATACTTAATTGTCATGGTAGAGGCGTTACTGTTCCCGGCTGATACCGTAAACGTAAATGATGTAACAGGCACAGGGACTTTTATGAAAAAATAATCATGGTTTGCAGCCGTGCTTAAAGAATCAAGGACTGCAACTGTAGTAGAACGCCCGTCAGAGACTTCAATCGAGTAATCAGCACCCCATTTTGGTATTCTTGGGATAGCAGCCGTTCCCTTGTAAACTATGAATTTTTGAACATAAGAACTATCCCCGGCATAGATTTGATGTTGGTCTGAACCATTCGAGTAAATAAGCTGATCCTTAATATTACCCCAGGATGCAGGGATCATTCCGCTTGATGTGCCATCATGGGCCTCAACCGTTCCGAATACGGCAGAGGTCGCAACCGTGGGTGGGTCATTTGTAGCCTCTAATACGTCACCGTCAGAAAACTGAGCGTAAAAATGCTTCTCTGATACACGATCTTTCTTGAACTGATACACAGTCATTGCCTTATTTGTACTGTCAGCCGTGTCGTGAAGTTTAATGCACCCTTTTCTTTTTGTGAACCCGGGATGATCGCCACGCATATTTTGAACCATGGAATATTCGCCTATTTCAAGCATGGCTTTATCCCTGACGGTTGTGGCCCCTCCTCTAAAAGGCACTTTAAAGAAAGGATCACCCAAGGGCTTCAAGCCTTCGTAATTCGGCCCTACAACTATCTCAGGGTTAAGTTTCGGGTCTATCGATCCAGCAGCAACATATAAGTTTTCTTTAGGGTTATCTGCCATTTTCAATCTCATCGTAACTGTTAGGGATGATCGCAGTCTTATCTAAATAAGTATGGAACAACTCATTGTCATAGATCGATCTCATCTGTGCCGCCTGTCCATATCGCTTCTCTTTTTTCAGCACTTTTTCAAACACATATAGAATAATCAGCAATTGGTATGAATCTGGTATTTTAGGAGTGTGGGCATCTGCAGACATTTCAGCAGATGGGACATCAGCGATATAGGCCTTTAAGTTGCTCTCTGCTGTTAAAATCGGCTCCATATAAATATTCGAGCTACTCTCGAACCACTTTTGGGGCCCTGTTCCTTCTTGCCGTTGTCTCCCTGCATGAAGCGGATCGATTTTTCTTAATCCAAGGCCCTCCGTAGTGCTAATCAGGTGTTCAAGATAGACAACCTTATGCCCTGAAAAAGCGACTGCCCTTGTATCCGCAGTCGTTGTTAACGAGTCTATGTTATTGATACATAATGCTTTTTCAGCTATATCCCGTTCAGCATCATTAATCCATCGATTCAGTTGTGCATCAGACACAAAATAAGGGATGGTGGTTGCGTTCTTATCATTGGATATGTCCCTAATACGGGTTCTAAGCTCTAATAATGTGTAGCTCATATCTCGACAACCTTTACAGGGGTAAGAGCAGATTCGTACAACTCGGCATATTTCTTTATGATGCTGTCACGCATTACTTGTAAATTTGCAATGTAAGACTTGTATTCAGCAGCCGCTACACCAAAGAGCCTGTCTTTGTAAAGCCCTCGAATGTAAGCAAATTGCACAATAAAAGGCACAAATGCTAATGGGACTTTGGGCTCATCGGTATCATTCGACATTCTCGCAGACGGGATGGATGAGCAGTAAACATTCAAGGGATATTCAGCAATAGGAATAGGTTCAATCCCGACTGTCTGCCCCCAGGGAAACCATGCTTGCGGTTCAGTTCCAGAATCAAAGTAATGCCCGACATGCAATGGCGTAATCTTGATCAAACCCCTTGGATCGCCTGAAGCCGGAACGTATTCGACAGCATGGACTTTAACGTAATCAGTCGCAACCGTTCTTGCATTTATCGTAGCAGTTTTTGACTCGACACTCTCAATGCACAAAGATTTGATTGCAACGTCTGTTTCACCGTCATTGAGCCATCTCTTGATTTCAGCATCAGTATAAAACCCGGCTGACGATTCACCAAGAAGATCTCTAACCCGTGAAAGCAAATCTGAAAAGTCAGGAAATGCCATAATTAACCCTCATCCCAAATGATCCCTGATGGGATTATTGCTGTGGGAGACCATTCATCGAATATCTCGCTTCTGTTCCTATCAAGCCCCATATTAGAAAATGCGCTCAGAGCCGCCCTTAAATCATCGTTAAATAAAATCGATCCGGATTGAGATGGTTTTTCTTTCGCCCCTGGGTAAAGGCCGGTGATTGACATAACGGCCCTCGGGACGAATAAATAATGAAACATTTCAGGAAGATCGCTTACTATCCCGTAATAATCGTCGGCAGCAGCCGTTTCGGAGATTGTCGCTACCCTCGCAGCCGTGTAATCATCAATCGTGTCCACCCAGGCTTTAGTATTATTCTCAATCGTCATGCCATTGTAATAATCAACGATTCCTTTGGCGCTGCTTGCCAGGGTAATGGACGTAGCGGCGCCGGCAGATGCTTTCCCCTGATCGAGATCCCGTGGCTTCCTGTAATAAAAAAGGGTGTAAGTGTCCGTTATTCCGGTTTTGTCTAAAACCAATGTATTATTACGTTGGGTGTAGATCATGTCAGAACCGGTAGAGGATGTAAGTTTCCGGTTCTGTTCTAATATCGGGGCAACCTGATAACCCCTATCGTCCTTGAAATATAATAATTGCCCGAAATCAGCAGGGAGGGTAAAAACAGAGTCTACACCTGTGAGGCTTGCCGTCTCGAAAAAATACTGAGGGTATCTTTTTAAAAGTAGCGAATAGATAAACCGTTGAGCAGCATTTATCCCGTCAACAATCTGGTCATTGCTGTATCTGCCTGAAACATCACGACCTTTTTGAAGTTGCTTGGACTGCTCATCTAAAACAGTCCTGACTTTTTTAACAAGGTCGTAACAGTTAAAATAGGTAGCCATTACGACCCCCTTCCATTATTCCATATTAATAACGTCCGGAAATGGTTCATCTTGTAATAGTTCTCCCCATCGCATCCGTATTTCCGTCCTGTTTTCAATCGGCATTGCATTTATATCATCAATATTGTTATTAATGAAATTTGGGAAGCGCTTTCCGGGTAGGCTTGCATATCGTTTCCGATTTGTTGATATGAGTTCAGCATGTTGGGCTTTCTCGGCATCTGCCTTGTCAGACGCTTCCTTAATGTCCTCATCTGACTTAATGAACTCACTCAACCGCTTTGTTAAATCGTCAATGACTTGCATTTGTTGATTTAACTGTTTCCGCATCATCACCATGTCTTCGTTCTGAGCGTCTTTAACGGTGTACGGTTCCATCAACGTATGACCAAGCTCCTCCGCATATTTACGCACTTCATCCGTAGGATAAATGTAAGGCCGATTCGTTTGTTTATGATCTTCATTTTGACGGTTGTGGGCGATAATTTGTCTTTTCTTGAATTCCCTGTTGAGTCTTCGGCCTTCTTCGGCCTTCTTCTCAACCCCTTCACCTTCATCCCCGAATTGTAATACCTGAAGGCCCCTTTGACCAAGTGCGTTTATCAAATGATTCGCAGTTGTGTCGTGGACTTCCTTCTTGTGACCCGTTTCAGGATATGGAGGTAAAGTCACTAAAATACCATTGTGAAAATACTCGAGCTTATCTACGGTTGGATTGAACAAAACTTTACTCATTGTCTTTTCTCCTTTTCAATACAGACAAATAACCCTGATAGGGAATAAGAATCTGTAACAGTTAGAATACCTTGCCTTTAGACCGTGGCGTAACACGCCTGTAGGTTGAATTAAACTTGCCAAGGTTATGGGCCTTTCCCGTAGCATTGACAAGCTGATTTTTGTTGTCCAGGGTTAATTCACGAATAGCTTCACTGGCTTTCGCTCTTTTGTCGTTCTTGAACTGTTCTGAAGCATAGGCCATCTTGTTTAACCTGTGCGTCATGCTCTCCCCTGACTTCGAGCAGTCAGAGTCAAATAACACTTGAAGATCCCTTTCATCCGGCTGCCTGAATTCTCCACCATCTCTCTTTACCATGAATAAGGGAGCCTTCATTCCACATGCCCGATCATAGGTGACTACAAAATGTTCATGTTCCCTGAAAAACAAGCAATCAAGTTTTTTGTCCATCGCCTTCAGGCGTTTCATAAAAACCCTGTCAGGCGTGGGCGTGATTCCTTCAAACATTTTCTCTCCTTAAAGTTTTGCGTCTGCTACGATTTTCTTGATTAAATTAAACTTTTCTTCTTCATATTCAGCGTAAGTGCCTACGATTTTAAGATGCCTGAGAACCTCGGTACATGCTCCGCACATATGAACGTTCCTGACACAAAACCGACCATAGGATATATTCGATGGCAACCTTGAACCGGTTTTTTCTGCACCGCACCTTTCACAGGGGCCTTCATAATACGTCATTACAAAACAACTCTTTCTTCCTGGTACTGCAGAAAATTACTTTTCCAGAATGACATGCCGTTAAAAACGGCTCTCGGAGTGTCCATTCCTTCAATATGCTCGATACTGCCTCTTGATTTGTTTCGAGTGTTTAAATGGACTTTGGTAATGCATCTCATTTCCTCGTCCAACACACCGGCATGGTTCAAGATCGATGTCACTCCGGCCTCGGTGTTGAGATCCTCAGTTTTGAAGATCCTAAAGCATTCAGGGTGCTTATTTGCCCAAAATTCGGCCTTGTGGTAATATTCATCCCAATATGCGCCAATCGCCTCTTTCCTTGGCAAATGATACTTGGGCCATTGATACCAAGCACGATTTCGGCTAAACCTTTCACTATCCCAATGCTCTGAATCCTCATCCGTCCAGACGTTAATATCAGGGAGATAAGTTTCAAAGCTCTCAACCGTTTTTTCCCTGTCCCGTTTAAGGCATATAAAACGTGGGTCTTTAATATATTGCATAACTTCAGGCACATAGTTAATCCAAACAAAAGAAGTCGTTGCGACATGGGTTGCGTCTTTCGGGACAACCCTCATTCGTTCCAGGTGTCTCCATAACATTAGAAAGTCAGGATCGTACCAGGGCAGCATAAACCCCTCATGGTGTGAAATAAATCCTTTTTGAGCCTGTAACAACCGATAAAGCGAGAATGTTCCGCATCTTCCAGATCCAAGACCTATGACGAGCTTGGGCATCATGGCTTAATAATCGAATTTACCGGCTGAACCATATCCATGGTCGGATTTTGAACCTGTACCAAAACCCCTGATCGGATATTTCCACCGATGATTTCTGTTCTCGCAAGCATCACACATTTAAAGTCTGCAAGAACCTTCTGAAGTTCTTTCAGGCACTGTTCAGCCCTGATCTCGTCTGCCTTTCTGTTAATCTCGCTTTGCCCGTTTCCGTTTGGCATTTTTAGAACCTTTCCAGTTGATTTTTTCATAACCCTTACGATATGACTCGGAAACTCTACCATGCTTCCAATCATCTGCATCACAAGCATCTGAGTTCCATTTTTCCCACACCGTTGGGTTAAACTGCATGTCAGACCCTTCTCCTACAACAAGAGGGGGATTCTCAGGTTTATTCATTTTTTCTTACTCTTTTTCGGTTTTTTAGGTAGATCGCATCGAGGGCAAGACTTTGAAGTATGCCTTCGTCCACATTTCGTACATCTTTTTACGTCGTCTGAGATCTCAACCATTGTTTTTCTCCTAAATAAAAAATATTAATCTAACAGTGCAAGTAAGTTAGCCCTTGTGGTTGTTCCTGCACCAAACAATGACATCAATACAGACCTACCAGTTGAACCGTCACTTATATCTACGGCCCCGGCACTCACAAGAGTTAAAAAATCAAGTTTTTGAGAATCGGTTAATCCACTATATTCCGTAGTATCGACTGATTCTACAATTAGGTATGCCTTAAACACTTCGGTATGCGGCGGGACAGTAACAGCAAAAATATCGTTGCACTTGTCCATAACATCATTGACAGCATCGGCAAGATCGTTAAGGACAGTTGAGATATCAGCAGGAAGGTTGTCGGTCTTTGCCTTGATAGCATCAGCCTCAGCATTAATGATTAACAAACGCTTACCAACACCCAAACTTGATACATATCCAGTACCAAGACAAGGGATACAAGATTCACCTTCATAAATGCCGTCACCCCCACAATGCCTACACTTATTAGATTCTTCTTCCGGTGGCATTTTAAGCCTCCTTTAAAACAGGGGATGGAGCGATTTCCATCCCCCATAATGTTTAATTTTAACTAATGGTAGCGGTAGGCTCTATGCAAATTCCACCACCTACGGTTGCCACGGTCATATTGCTCTGGAACATACTGGCGTAATCACTGTCCTGCCACTCATCAAACCCGGACATACAACAATCTTTGAGCAAGATTCGACAAGTCGTTTGAGCTTGACCATTCTGGTAGAACACCTGATTTAAATTTCCACCCCAATTGGTATTCTCGTTTACAAATATACAATTATCGAAAATCGTATCAAGACGTAAACCGTTATTAGACGCAACACGAACCAACGCACAGGTAGCTGTTGCGGAACTCATCTGGAACAAACACTTCTTAAATAAACCGTTATAGCTGTTCGTTCCAGTAAAAGACAACTGCCCACAATTGGCTGAGTCCCTCGTAAACCATGAAGCGTCACCGATTCTACAATCCTCGAAAACATAATCGTGAGCACTGCTATGCACATAAACAGCAGCAGCAGCAGCGACACAATTCGTAGTGTTCATAGCCCCGTCAAAGCTACAACCCTTCATAATTCCACCGTAGCCATTCAACAGAACCGCAGACAGATTGCCCGTATTTGCTCCGTTGTTTGCAAAGTTTATACCGTGGAACTGGCAATAATCACCTGTAATATTTATAAAATTTGCCTGTGCAGCCGTTGTGGTATACATGCTAACACCGGGTTCACCATAATCTGACCAACTGCGAGGGCCAGCTAACCCAATAGCGTGAGAATAGTCTTTGTCCCACGCAAGCGAGGTTGTTCCGGCATACGACCCCGGAGCTACCAACATTACGTCATTGCGATAACCCTCCATTGCAGCTTCAGCCTTTGCCGGTGTGGTATAAATATCACCGCTTAAAGTGCCCATAGATTCAAGTTGAACCCTGAACTGAGACGTTGAAGATGTAGCCGGAGCTACATATTTGATTTCACCAACACCCGGCCCAAGACCTGTTACAGACATGATCCACTGAATCAAACTCGCATCTAAGTTTCGTTTTTTAATCATTTTCTTTATCCTTCCATAGTTATCCCCCTCCCCCGGTTAGAGGGGAGGGATACTGTATAATGTTAATGTTTAATAGCCTTTGGTAGGCTCGACAAGATCCTTGATCAATGTAAGGGACTGACGCCTCTTTACGCCTAAGTTGGCGTAGATTCTGAGGAATTGATCCCACTCATCGTAACCGGATCTCCAATGCATCTGTTGATCCAAATCACCCCACCCAAGATCGGTGAGGATGAACTTTTTGACTTCGCCGGCTGGTTCCACAAAGATCTTATTCACGGAAGCTTCGGGACAAACTACAATCTCGACACTACCGTCACCACCGGCAAAGGTTAAGGTTTCGTACCCACCCTTTAGGACTGCCGGAGCGAATCTCACATCAGGCAGCAAAAGGTTAGCGTACTTTCGTCTTTGGCCCAGGCCCATGAACATTCTTGACCCACGAGCGCCGGAACGTTGACGGGTAGCGTCACATGCCTGTAGCATCAAATCAATGGAAAGCTCCCTGTTTACGCTTGAATTGCCAAGCACATTGGCCTGCCAACGGGGATAAGTCGCTACGGTGATGTTTTCAAAAGTAGCCAAAAGCGTTCCATCATCAAAGATACCATCAAAGCCGGTCATTTCAACTGGCGTGTCGGTGGTTGCGAAAGACGCATCCCTCGACCCCATGGCTACCATGTACGCCCCTGCAGTCGCTTGATCTACCGCCGGTGTATCAATGGTGTAACCGCTTCCAATCGGATGATAATCAGTATAATCGTCAAGGTTTGGTTCCATCTCACACGTTTTTGCTACATAATCCACGGATGAGATCCTTGAAGAACAGGTTGATTGATCGATTGCGGTACTCTCGTAAAAATCAACGAGCATACCCTCTATGCACCTTTCAACTCCCTGATCGTTGTCGCATGTTACCGTCCAGGTTGCACCTGACGCGGTAGTCGTAACGGTGTCTGAATCTTCCGAAAGAGTTGCAAGCAACCCGTGACCGTCACCCCAACACATACGATTTAAGTCAATGATTAAACTTTGATAGATGTCATCGACTGAATGGGTTAATGAATTAACAAAGGCCATGACGTTTGATTTCGCCTTTTCGATTGCGGGGCCGGTCATGCGTAGCCTACCATAATGATATCTTGGTACAATCGTGCCCTTGTCGTATTTACCGGCAAGAGGCGGAGGAAGCATTTTTGATTCGGCAACTGCGCCCGTACCCTGCCCTCTTGCATATTGAATCCCAAAAACGAACCCTTCACCACCAATAACATCATCGGCAGTCGGAAGGATATTCCACAGGGTTCTTTCCTCTTGGAATTGTGCGGTTATTCCGTCACCGTAAACGGTTTTAAGAATGTCCGCGAGATTTGTTAGATCGTGATAACCTGCCATTGTCTTAAACTCCTATTTTTTAAAACCGGCAAAGAACTGAGTCAACGGGCCAAGCGATTTCTTACCGGCGTCATTGATGTTCTTCGCCTTTATTTCATCTGTTGCAGACGGTTGAGCAGTAGCTTCGCCCACGGGTACGATCTTATCACTTTTTTTGATGGCAGACTCGATGATCTTCTGAGCGAACTTTTCTACTATTTTTAAATTATCCTTTGTCATTCGCTTGATGTCTGGTTTCTTCCGGATATCGATTTCGTTCATCGGGTTGTTGATTCCGCATACGAGTTTCATAATCTCTTTATGCGTATCAGGGATATCCTGGTTATCATCAATGAGTGAATTCGTATAGTTGTTGAAAGTCTTTAGCACCCTTCCGGCCTCGTCAGCTTCTTCTTGCTGCATCTGAGCCTCGGTTTTTCTGTGGCGTTCTTCCTCCAACTGGCCTTCAAGACGAGCTATCGTCTCGGATTCCGTCTCACCTTCCCTTTGTTTTTTCTCTCGTTCTTCGGCCCAATACGCATTGTATCGAGCCATCTCCTTGGAGTTCTCTAAGAGTTCTTCAAGATCATGTCCTTCAAGAGCATCCTGTAACCGCTTGCTGCCCTCAATAGACTCGTTTAAATCGTCCAATGAATCAAACCCATGAGTTTTAAAAAACTTATCAAGCTGATTCGTGGCTTCTTTAGTGGATAAATTCGGATCGCCTTTATCGACAATCTTTTGAGTCTCATCCACCACAACATCATTTGGTGGTTCAGCCGGTGGCGCCGGGGGTAATCCCGACAAATCCGGTGTAACTGGTATTGATACTGCCATTTTTCCTTCTCCTTATAATGTAAACATTAGGAATAATTTCTTATTCATAAGATTTACTGTGTGTTAAAGCTATTTTTTCTTAAACCCACGCCGTGCTTTTTCGTCTTCCTCATCAAGGAAATCTAAAAACTCCTTGTGAGTTCGTGGCCTGAAATATTCGTCTCTTTTAGGCTGTTTCGCCTTTTGGACAGACTCCCTTAGTTTCTTTTTTTTCTTCTTCTTTTTGAGAGGCGTCATTCCAAGTTGCGCCAAATATTCCGGTGAACCTTCAGGATGAATCTTTCCTCTAACAACTTTTGATCGATACATACTACCCCCTCATTCCAGCGATTGCAGAAGACGAACGATTCTTGCGCCGATTTTTAAAACGGTTTATAGCCCCTCTTAGAGTCCAACCAGATTTTGATCGGCTTTTAGGCATTCGTCTTCTTACCCGGTGCGAACCGTACTCTCTTGTTCGGGGAGCATTGTCCCTGCGAGCTATTTGTAATTGATCCATTGCCCTAATCCTTAAACTATGGGGATTTCCTCCTCCCTTTCTGGTTGTTGTTGTCCACCTTGCTCCGCTTCGATCATAGCTTGTTGTTCAGCCTGGATTTCAAGCTGCATGAGCTTGTGATGGATGTCAGTATGCGCCATTAGAATATCCTGCAAAACATCGTCTAACGCCCTGAATTCTTCAGATAATATAAACCTTCGGTGAATCTCATAATGGATTCTGTGGCTATCGTATTTGAAAAGAGGATCTTCAACCAGGACCATCATGCTTTCAAGAGGATCTCCACCTTCTTGGCCCTGCATTTCGGGATTCGGGACAGCAAGGAAGACACCATCGCAAGTCGGTAGCTTAACAATAGACTCATCCGGAAGCATAACATCAGCTTCGCCAATCTCATCAAGAGGTTTGTTGGAAATAAGCGTATTCTCGATAACCGCCCTGTCAATATCAACGTTAAACTTGTGCCTAAACCCTGACAATCCAAGTTGATTCAAAAACTCCTGACGGGTTTCCGGATCACTTTGGAGATCACCGAAAAAGCCTCCCTCTTGGGCCTTGAACAGAAGTTCAACTTTCCCGGCGTTCGTGGTGGAGATACCGGATGCCATTTCAAGCCTGACATCGGTGTTATCCCTTAAATCAGAGCCCTTAAATTGTTTTACACTTATGTCACTGCCCTTCCCTGTTACTTTGATGGTTTTTGCCGTTGTATAAACGTACTTTGCAAGAACGAGATTCTTTTTAAAAACACGGCCTTTTGAACGATATATCCGTCTGATGTCAGGGCCATGGCTTGATTCTGCAGCCTCTTTTAGAATGTCCACCATAATTCCAGAAGCATTGGCATGAGGCGTCTGGCCCCTTAAAACACCTTTCGGATCTGATGCGTTACTTTGGGCAGATGCTACATGGGTTTGTCGTTCTTCATAGTATGCAGATGGAAACGGCTCACCTGACTGAAAGGAAGGCTGTTGCCCACCGGAAAGCAGGGGATCATATTCCAACAGGACAAAAGAAGAACCTTGATCGTTCAGGCGCCTAATCGTCATGTCAGGGGTTGTTATAACCTTCGGTTGCCCAATACCCTTACGGTGTTTTATAGCCGCCTGATCAATCTCGTTGATAGCTTTTTGATGATGGAGTTGATCGTTTACGCCGGGATCCGACCAGAACCTACCAGGAACAATTAAATAATGGAAATCGGTTATCGAATAAAACCACCTATCTTTTTCAACAGGGATCGGGAGTTTCTTGTGATCAAACAATAACTGTCCATCTCCAATAATCCCAACGTATCTCCCTTCCGGGTATTTTTTTGTGGGTGCAAATTCGATCTCACGCAACAGGCATAAATCATCTGAGGGCTTATCGTAAAGATTCGGCTGGATTCCAGATCCTTTCCATGGGGCTAAAGAACCGACAAGTTTAGTTAATTTCTTCTGGTAGTTAATCTGTCCCGTTTCTGAGGCAGACATTTTAACCTTTTTCTGGAATGTGTCCTCGATCCATTCTTTTGGCTTTAAGGTTTCAATCCCTACCCATCTTTTGTGCCTTAGCCTGTGACCAACATCATCAACAACCACGGAGAATGGGATTATGCATTGGTTAGAGATCTCGGCGCCTTTGATGATCCCACCGTCTTTGCCGATACCGTACTGGAAAGCCTTGTCAAGCATCGGGAATGTGCGGAAAAAGCCCGTACCGCTTAGGCACAGCCAGTAGACAATCTGCTCCATTTCGTCCATGAATTCTTCATCGTTATCGGTTTCTATATGATTTAGAAGATCTTGGCCTATCTGTGCAGCAGCCTTGTCTTTTGTTTCCAACGAGTTGGGCCAAATACTCGGTTTGTATTCCTTGCCCATAATCAAGGCAACCATCGATCTGCAGAATTCACGAATGATGTTATCCACAGGAGTCGGTTCGTTCGGATTCAGAAACATCCTTTTAAAGATGTTCCGTGTCATATCAAAGGTTATCCATTGTTCTCCGATTAGAAACAAAATATTTCTAAACCAAAGACGCTCTTGGATCTGACGGGTAGGATCAAGAGTTTTATTAAATAATTCGTTCGAAAACTGAAGAATATCGGTATTTGGATCTGAAGTCGTTGGCATCCTATTTTCTCCTCTTGCGAGGTTTAGGTTTAAATCCGTGATCAATCGCCCTTATAAGCCGTGCTTGACGGGTAGCGTTCCTGAGCGTCATTTTTTTGCCCTTGATTCCGCTCGGACTAGATGTTCGATATCTGTTCTTCCCTATTTTTCTGATTTTAACCGGCATGTTTATTCCCTTATGGGCAAAAAAAAGAGACAAAATATAAGGCAGGTATCATGTTACAGATGCAACATGCCCTGGTATAAGACCCTTATACTCGTCTCTTGATTCTGTTTCCGAACTGATCAGGCTCGGATAAGCCCATATTTGTATTCTAATTTATTTCATTAAGACTCCAATTTGTGTAATTGCCTTTTTAATGCCTCAATGTCAAGCTTTAATCGATTGTATTCTTGTGCATACTCATTTGAACATCTTGCACAACCTATGCCAACTTGGCTTCTTTAGCTTTTATGCGCCGCTTCCTCCCATATTCAGAATGACAAGCCCGATGATAACTACCGCCATTTTTAGCCATATACAATTTATGTTTTTCATCGTATTCGCCGCAAAAACAACATTTGAAAAGATTAGCGTTCCCACATTCACATAATTTCATACCTGTACCTTTAAGATTCTAACTCTTTTAATCGCCTCTCTAAAGTTTTTAAATCAAGTTTTATCTTATTATGTTCCTG